CTTCTTGGCATGTGGCATAGGTGTTTTAGGGTTTTGGAATACGAACACTAACTCTTCGTCTTTGCTTAGTCCGTTTCGTATGTCCTTGTACTTCCTAGCCTCTGCTGAGTCTCTGAAGCGCCCTTTTGTTTCTATGTAGATCTTAAAGCCTTTAGGGTTTATGTACACGAAGTCTGGTTCGTACATTTTAACCTGCACGTATTCTATCTTGTCTGGGTGGAATTTACACCCCATGAGATAGTTCCTGTGCAGGTCGTACTCAAACCAAGAGTCATAACCCTTTGGCGGTTTAGTTCTACGTCTCATTTTGGCGGTTGCCATAGCTCGTCCTTGTATCTACGCATATGTAGTAACTGACCATCTTCAATGGCTCGTTCGACACTACCATGTGCTTCTACGCATATATCCCACATTTCCTTGGCAGTCTTAGCGCCTTCCAGGAGCTTTGCAGCCTTTACAGGTCCTACATTGTCAACGCCACGTATGTTGTCAACTCTGTCGCCAGTGAGTAATTGTGTGTAGAAGTTATACATAGCTTCATCAGCATCTACGTAGTATCTATGCTCCTTCCTAAAGTTATAATGCCAACCTGGTACAGTATCAAGGTCCTTGTCGATACTAACACAGATACATTCATCACCTAGTTCTGTCATACGCTTGCTGAGCAGATCATCAGCTTCTTCTCCAACAGATACCTTGGCCTGCCAGAAGTCAATCAAACGTGAACGTAGTGCCTTCATGTGCTGTGGTGGCTTACTGTTCTTGCGATTGCCTTTGTAGGGCTGTGTAACGGCTATCTTGTTGCGGAAGTTCGGATGCTTCTTGTCTTTGCCCGTCAGGTAGAATTCCCATTCAAACACATCAGGAAGATCAAATAACATCAGATCGTATATAAAACCATCTAGAGTGACTATGGCATGAGATTCTTCATCGTCCTCACTGCCATAGCCGATCTGGTAGGTTAGAATGTCAGCATCTACCAATGCTTTCATGACTATAGGATGTCGTCATCGTCGTCAACAGAGACTGCATCGCCTTCCTCGAAGCTAACCAGGTCTGTGATGGCTAGTTTCTTAAGTGAAGGGCTAACGCCTTCTTTGTTACGGAATGACCAACTGTATGACCCAACGACTGCGATGGCTTTAGAGCCGTTACCGACTGCAATGCCCTCTAGAGGATTGCCGTTAGCGTCAAAGGCACGGATTACGTTGTTGGACTTACAGGTGATGTAAGCGCCTTTGTCATCCTTAGTCTTTACATCAAGTCCCATGTCTGTCAGAGCCTGAGCAGCTGCTGGACTTAGGTTACATAGGTCTACCTGGTACTTACCTGACATTTCGTTGCGATTGTCTAGGTAAGCCCACATGATGTCTGCTTTAATTTTAACTGGTGTAGTCATAGTGTCATTCTCCATATTGGTGACATTTGTTTAGGGTATATAAATATTATACCATATTTTGAGAAGGTGTCAACACTTTAGTGTGTATCTGCCCAACTTAGGCCTATATCAGCCTCTGCAGCTACTGGTAGTCTGAAGCCTAATTGGTCTCCAGCAGTGCCTGCAGCGTTTACTAGCAACTCTGCTAGCTTATCAGCATCTTTCTCTGCACAGTCCCATTGGGTTTCATCGTGCACGAAAGCTACTAGTTTTGCATCTAAGCCGTGTTTAACGACCTGGCGTTGTGACTCTATAAGCCACTGTTTGGCGACTATTGCGCCTGCTGACTGCAAGAGCATGTTAGGGCTACTATGCTCGGATTTCACTTGGATACGTCTTCCATCTAGTGCCGGTACATAGCCCTTAGCAGACAGTTTCTTAACCTTGTCAATGAACTTCTTCATTGCAGGTATTTTCTTGAAGAAGCTCTGTTTAAGTTTAGCTCCTTCCTTAGCACTACCACCGACGATAGAGCCTAGCTTAGCGTCTCCAGCACCGTACAAGAATGCGTAGATGAATGTCTTAGCATCTGCACGTGTTGGAAGCCCTGCAGCCTCTTGGTTGGCTGTGTGTATATCTCCTTCTAATAGTTCCTTGGTGTAGTTATCGTCTTGCATGTAGTGCGCTAGACAGCGTAGCTCTATGCCACTCAAATCTGCGCCTACTAAGCGTCTACCAGGCTCGACAGTCCACAGCTCCCTACAGTCATGGTCACTTGGTATTTGTCCCATGTTAGGGCTACTGTGTGTACATCGGTTGGTTACAGCGCCTAGGCTGTTAATCCGTCCATGTACCCTACCGTCTTCCTTAGTAGCTTTTAGCCAACTGGTTACTAGACCGTGTCTCTTCTGAAGCCAGAAGTACCTAGCTAGAACCTTAGCCTCTGGTAGATCTATTGAGTTGAGCACGACATCGTCAATGATTACGTTGCCCTTCTCAGTGAACTTGTCAAAGTCAACCCCAAGAGCCTCCAAGCGATCTGCTATTTGCTTCCTCGATCCTGGGTTGAACGTGACCACCTTGTCCTTAAGGCGCTTTCCAGTCTTCTCAGACCAACGCTCTTCAACAATCGGAGGGAACACTTCTTGGAGCTGATGCGTAATTGCACCCATCTCAGCAACAAGGTCGTTCTCCATGATCTGAGCTTTGTCCTTGTCGATCTTAAAGCCTGTTCGTTCCATTCGGCTAAGAATGATAGCAACTTCGTGCTCTTGTTCAATAGCTTGTTTACCATTAAACCTCCATGCCTCGAAAGACTTCTCTAAGTGACTATGCAGCCTAGATAGTACTTCAACGTCTCGCTCACAGTAATCAGCCATCTCTTGTGTCCAACCGGCATCAAAGTCTGTGATGTCAAAGTCCATCTTCTCAAACCCTAGACGCTTACCCCATGCTTTGAGACTGTGACCACCTTCAATGACTGGGTTGTGCAGTCGAGACATAATAAGTGTATCAACTACCTGGCTCTTACGAACTGTTACACCCCAAACTTGACGTAAGATAGGATAATCAAAGCCTATGCCATTATGTGCGCAGACTTTGTCGTTGCCTATGTACTCTTGAAGCCCTTTAGAGTCTGTCCAGTGCAGAACTTCAGAGCCCTTCTTAGTAACACAGAGCCAAATGTGGTTGTGTTTCATGTTTGTTTCAATGTCTAGGTATATCATATGTCTTCTCTTGACTTGCTATATTAATAGTTTACACAGCCTCCATAAACATGTCAAGCTGTTTTTCAATGGTCTTCACAGTATCTATCATGTCTTGAATGACTTCGATGTCTGCTTTGAACCATTCGTTACTATAGTAATCATCACTGAGTACGTTGCGTAATAGTTTATGTACATCTGTCTCAGCCCTGTGCCGGTTATCAAACTCTACAGCGTACAGCAGTTCGTAGTCACGATAAGGTGAACTAGTCTGATAGCCGTTTAGTCGATCATCTGCAATGACTGCCTTACCTACTTTGTACCAGTTAGGCCATGCTTTGTTGTGTACGATGTATATATGACCTTTAGTGCTTCGTGTATCAATCTCTACGTGACTCCAAGCGTCATCAAGGGCTCTGTACCTGCCTGGTTTGTGTAGTGGGTGTTTACGGGATACGTATTTACCATTTACGTACATGTTCCTTGGATTCTCTATAGGGTTTGTCTTAGAGTTATACTCTTGCATGCACTCCTTACATTCTGATTGATGTCCATCTGGTGATGATCGTTTTACTGAGAAGTTATCTAGCTTCTTAGTTTGTTTACACATTCCACAGGTCTTCATAGTGCGTCTTCCTCATCTTCATGTCGTTCTGTCATACGTCCTGTCTCCAGGCTATATAACAACTTACAAGCAGGTCCTGTAGTGCCGCTGAAGCGATTCTTCAAGACCCTAACTTTGGTTGTGTTGCGCTCAAGTACATCATCAGCCTGTCCATTACGTTCCAAGCCAATGACCATGTCACTAAGCTGTGCAATAGAGCCTGAGCCACGTAACTGGGCTAGACTAGTCGCTGCACCTTCTTCGTGTCCTTTGTTCTCAGGACGCTTAAGGTGGCTTACACAGATCAAACAAATACCTGTTTCTGCTACTAAGGTTCTGAGCTTGGTCATAATCTCATCGATTGCCTTACGCTCGTCACCGTTGGACTGTGCAGACACTACAATTGAGATGTGATCTAGGAATACATAGTGGCAATCAAGTGCCTTAGCCATGTACCTAACTCGATCTACAATGCTATCCACGTCACTAGAGCCAAAGTGGTCAAACAAGAACACCCTGCCAGTGCCTAGTGTTGCGT